GTTTGGACAATAGGCTACGGCTCAACTAAAGGTGTAAAAGAGGGTGATACTATTACCCAAGAAGAAGCTGATGAATTATTATTACACGAAATGGAAGAGTATGAAGGCTACATAAATGACTTGGTTGAAAAAAATTTAAAACAAAACGAATTTGATGCTATGGTTTCATGGGTATTTAATCTTGGACCAGCTAATTTAAAAAGCTCAACTTTACTAAAAGTGTTAAATAGTTCACATCCAGATTGGAATGATGTACCAGCACAAATAAAAAGATGGAATAAAGCTGGTGGGAAAGTTTTACAAGGTTTAATACGCAGACGTGAAGCTGAGGCTTTATTGTTTGAAGGTAAGGAGTGGCACGAGGTTTAATATGCCGTTAAATAAATTTGTATTTAAACCAGGAATAATGCGTGAAGGCACAGCTTATGATAACGAAGGTGGTTGGTTTGATACTAATTTAGTAAGGTTTAACGCTGGCAGACCAGAAAAAATAGGTGGTTGGCGTAAAGATAATCAAAACAGTTTTTTAGGTACTTGTCGTGCTTTACACTCTTGGGTAGCTTTAAACGGTAGTAAGTTTCTAGGTTTAGGTACGCATTTAAAATACTATATAAACGAAGGAGACAACTTTAATGATGTTACCCCCATACGAGCCACGACTACTAATGGTATTACTTTTTCTGCTACTAATGGTAGCTCTACTATAACCGCAACCGACTCTAGTCATGGAGCGGTACTAGGTGATTTTGTCACTATAAGCGGAGCGGTTAGTTTAGGTGGCAATATTACTGCTGCTGTCTTAAATCAAGAATATCAAATAACTAGTGTTCCTAGTGTCAATACATACACATTTACTGCTAAAGATACTAGTGGCAATACAGCTACTGCTAATGCTAGTGATAGCGGAAACGGTGGTAGCGGAGTAGATGGTGCATATCAAATTAACGTAGGGTTAGACACATACGTTCAATCAACAGGTTGGGGCGGTGATAGTTGGAGTGCGGGAACATGGGGTGCAACTGCTGCTTTATCTGACACTAATCAATTACGTTTGTGGTCACATGATCATTTTGGTGAAGACTTACTTATGGCTGTACGTAACGGGGCTATTTATTATCACGACACTAGTGATGGATTAACCGTTAGAGCTGAAGCACTCACTGCACAAACTGGTGCTAACTTAGTACCTACTAAATGTTTAGGTATCACAGTATCAGAAACTGACAGACATATAATAGTTTTAGGTGCTGATCCTATATCAGGAACTAGTAGAACTGGTACTATTGACCCTATGCTTATAGCTTTTGGTGATCAAGAAAGTTTGTTAGAGTTTGAGCCTAAAGAAACTAATACTGCTGGTAGTTTAAGATTATCAGAAGGTAGTTTAATTATAGGTTCAGTAAAAGCAAGACAAGAAACTTTAATTTGGACTGATACAGCGTTATACAGTATGCAGTTTATAGGACCGCCATTTACATTTGGTGTAAATTTAATAAATAATAATACTGGGCTTATTTCACCTAACGGGGCTGTTACTTCACCTAACGGTGTTTACTGGATGGGGTATGATAATTTTTACGTTTATAACGGTAGTGTACAAAAAGTGCCTTGTAGCGTGTTAAGTTATGTATTTGATGATATTAACTCAAATCAAGCTTTTAAAATATGTGCGTTTACTAATAATGCACATGATGAAGTAGGTTGGTTTTATCCCTCTGCTAACTCAGGTGAACTTGATAGATACGTTATTTATGACTATAACGATAATGTTTGGACTTACGGTCAGTTAAGCAGAACGGCATGGATTGATGAAGGTACGGTTGATTACCCTAGAGCTACAAGCAGTAATTACTTATATGAACATGAGTTTGGTTATAACGATGACGGCAACCCTATGACTAACGTGTTCATTGAAAGTAGTGATTTTGATATAGGAGACGGTGAACAGTTTGCCTTAGTCAATAGAATAGTACCAGACGTAAAGTTTTTAAATAATAGTGATGGCGGTAAAGTAAACGTAGTTTTAAAAACTAGAAATTTCCCTGGAGATACATTGACTACTAATAGTACTAATGCGGTAGGTAGTACAACACAACAAGCGCATGTAAGAGCTAGAGCTAGGCAAGTAGTTTTAAGACTTGAATCTGACGATGATGATACTGAAGCAAACAATGATACTGGGTGGAGACTTGGTGCTACTAGACTTGATACAAGGAGTGACGGCAGAAGATGAGCAGGCTTTTAGCTACTAGACTTCCTATATCAATGGGTACTGAAGTTACCCCTGATATTTATAATAGATTAGTAAGGATATTAGAAATAAATTTAGGCACGTTTGACCCAGACAATACTAGACAAATAACCACAGAAGAGCGAGATACACTTAAATTCAACGTAGGTAGTTTAATTTGGAACACAGACGTAGAAGTATTACAAGTATGGACTGGTTACAAGTGGTTAGACATTGGACAAAGGCTAATAGACCGTGGATACGAGGCTACAGCGAGTGTAGGTAAGGTTACGGTAGCTTTAGACGGTGCAACTTCTATAGAAGTAGGCGTAAATAATTAAACATATGAGCTGTTTATAACCTATACAGCTTATGAACTTGTATATATAATAGATTTATGGGCGGATTAAAGAGCGCATTTAAAAGTATTAAAAGGTTCGTTAAAAAGAACACGAAAGAGATCGCCACAATAGCAGGGTTGTTTATTCCTGGAGTTGGTCCAGCGTTAGGTGCAGGTATAGGTAGAGGCATAGGTGGTTTAGCTGAAGGAGAAGACTTAGGCGAAGCAGCGATGGCGGGTGCACAAATATTTGCTGGCGGTAAAATGTTAGGTGGTGCTGGTTTTGGTTTTAATCCTGAAGGTGTAGGTTTTAGCGGTAAGTTTATGTCAGGTACTCCTGGAATGGAAGGTTTATATGGCGTGGACCGTGGTTTAGGTAGTGGCGGTTTAGGTGATTTCTTTACTAATATAGGTGCTAATGCACGTAATCCCTTTCTACCAGAAGGTAGCAAACTAGAACTTACTGGTATAGGTGACTCATTTAAAGAATTAAACATGTTACAAAAAGCGGGTGCTGGTCTTATAGGTACTAGTGCGTTAAACAGTATGACTGGTGGTTTCGGTGATGATGAAGAAGTTACTATGCCTGGACCAATAGACCAAACAGGATATTTAACTGCGGGTTTAACTCCTGCACAACTTAGTAGCGTTTACGGTACAGGTACAGGTATATCAGGTACTATGCCTAGTTTAAGTTCAGCCTACGCATACGACCCAGTAAATTCTACCATAGCCGAACTACTTAGACAAACACAAGAAAACGAGCTCGACTTCCCTGAGTTCGCTAGAGTTAATGTAAAAGAAGGTGGTATAGCGAGGTTGGCTGATGGCGGTGAATTACCAGAAATAGATTTAACAGAAACGGGTGGTGAAACTAGTGACCCTGAAGGCTCAGGCGATGAAGATACTATACCCGCATTATTAGCAGACGGTGAGTTCGTAATGACTAAACAAGCCGTAAAAGGAATAGGTAACGGTGACCATGACGCAGGTATAGCTCAACTATACGCAATGATGGACATGAATGAAAACAAAGCTCAAAATATGGGTTTAGGTAGGGCATAATGGCAGAACAAACTACAGGACGTACCGAGAGTTTACCTCCGCAGTATTATCAAGACTTAATGAGGGGAATCCCAGGAGCTAATATTCCTGGCATAATGCCTTTATTAAATCAAAACTTAGTAAATCAACTACAAAGTATGGGCGTTCCTGGTGGTACGCCTTACACTTATCAAGGTCAAAGGATAGCAGACTTTACCCCCGCTGAACGTATGGGTATGCGTATGGCTGGGGAAAACGTAGGTTCGTATCAACCGTTTTTTGATGAAGCAGCAGGTTTAGCTAGGCAAGGTCTCAGTGACGCTAGAGGTAGTGCTTTAGAAGGTCAAGATTTTTTACGTCAAGGTGCATTATCAGGTGCAGCGGGTATAGGCGAAGCACAAAATTTACTTAGAGGTGTGCCAGGATTAGCCAGAGATGCCACGTTTGAAGGTTTAGGCGGTATACGTGCGGGTCAAGGTACACTAGGTCAAGCTACAGATATACTAGGCGGTGCTGCTCAAGGTTTTGACCCTAGAGGTATTTCTAGTTTTATGAACCCTTACGAAGATGCCGTAGTTAGTAGGGCTATGCAAGACCTTGAAGAGCAAGGAGCAAAAGCAGATATAGCAGGTAGGGCACAAGCCATAGGCTCTGGTGCTTTCGGCGGTAGTAGAGCTAGATTAGGTGCACAAGAAAGAGAAGAAGCGTTACGTAAAGCACAGCTAGAAACTGCAGCAGGTTTAAGAAGACAAGGTTACGAGTCTGCAGCAGGTAGGGCACAAACAGCTTTTGAAAATCAACAAAACAGACAACTTAATCAAGCTAATGCTATGGCTAATATAGGTCAACGACAAGCAGGCATGGGTGCACAAGTAGCTGGTTTAGGACAAAATTTAGCAGGCACTATAGGCACTGCTGCTGGAGGACTAGGTAGTTTAGGCACAGGACTAAGTAACATTTACGGTGGCACAGGTCAACAATTAGCTAGTACTGGGTTACAAGCTGGTCAGTTTGGTTCTAACGTAGGCGGTCAAATGGCTGGGTTAGGTCAAGGGTTATCAGGGTTACGTCAAGGTGATGTAAACACTATGATGAATATAGGCGGTATGCAACGTGGTCAAAATCAAGCTGGTTTAGACTTAGCATATCAAAACTTTGTAGGTCAATACAACTTACCTACTCAGTTAATAGGTCAAACTGCAGGTATAGCACAAGGGTTAGCTCCTACGCTGGGCGGTACTACGTTAGCACAAGGCTCAACTAGTGGTGGT